TAATTGCAAACTGAGCCTTCTCGCCTGTGGTTTCCAATTGCTTAAACTGGGCAATAGCCTTCTTAACACCCTTGCCGTCAAACTCTGAAATGATCGGGATGTTAATAGCCATTACATGGTCTCTCTGTTTGCAATTAAGAAAGCGGCGGTTCCTGCAGCTGCTGCGTTGACTGGGTTGGCTGTGGCGCTCGGTAGCGCAACACAGGCCGCTATGGAAGACCAGCAAGAGCAGGCCGCGCTTGCGTTAACCCTGCAGAATGTGACTGGCGCTGGCGCTAAACAAACAGCCCAGATTGAGCAACAGATATCGGCGATGAGTCGAGCGTCCGGCATTGCGGATAGTGAGTACCGCAAGAGCCTTGAGGCGCTAGTCCGTGGAACCAAAGACGTTGATCTTGCGATGCGCGACATGAACCTTGTTATGGACATCAGCACCGCGCTACAGATGGACAGCGCCACCGTCGCAGACGCGCTTGCCAAGGCATACCAGGGCAACTTTAAAGCGCTTCGATCATTGACGCCAGAGATGGCCACCATGATCAAAGAGGGTGCAACCCTTGACGAAGTAATGAACGTGCTGGGCGGAACCTTTGGCGGTGCTACAGCAAAAAACGCTGAAACCGCTGCAGGGAAAATGGCAATCCTGAAAAACTCAATTGGCGAAACCAAAGAGTCAATAGGTGCTGCGCTGTTGCCCGTGCTCGAAGCCGTGCTCCCATACTTGCAAAAGTTTGCGGATTGGGCACAAAACAACCCTGGCGCATTCACAGCCATTGCCGGAGCAATCGGGCTAGTAGCTGCCGCAATAGTCGCCACAAACATCGCTATGGCGTTAAACCCGTTCAGCCTTATCGCTGCAGGCATAGCGTTGCTAGTTGCTGGTTTAGTTGTCGCCTACAGAAAATTCGAATGGTTTAGGACAGGCGTGAACGCTGTGATTAACGGCATCATTGGCGTGTTTGAAGCCTTTGCAAACAACTGGATTAAAGTCATCAACATCATTATCAAGGGCTACAACGCTTTGCCATTGTTGCCAGACATTGGTTACATCAACGAGATCAAACTTGGAAGGCTCGGCGACAGCGCAGCGCCAGGCGGACGCTTAGCCATACCTGCGATGGCTGAAGGTGGAATTGTCAGTTCCCCTACGCTTGCCCTGATCGGTGAGGCAGGCCCAGAGGCGGTGGTCCCACTTGACAAGATGCGCGGCATGGGTGGCGACATCACAATCAACATTTCAGGCGGACTTGGAACATCCACCGACATCGCTAACGCCGTCTACGAGAACCTGCGTTTCTACAATCAGAACGTGGGCCCGCTACGAATTAGAACCGCATAACAATGCCAGCAACTATTCCGAACTGTGGAACGTACACCGTTGAGGCTTACGCCACGGGCGCACCTGCAGCCAACGCATTCAAGTTGGACTTCTCCGCGCTCGACTCCACAGCTGTACTCGGTGGCGCTGTCTGGTATGACATCACCCAATACATCCAGAACGTGCAGATTATGCGCGGACGCCAAAACCCGTTCCGTGAAGCATCATGCAACCCTGGCACAGCGTCGTTCCGCATCTATGACAAGAACTTCTATTTCTCGGTTGTGAACACCGCCAGCCCGTACTACAACACCACCGACCAACGCCTGTCTATTGGTGTTGCCACGCCTGTGCGTATCAGTCGTAACGGCGAGTTTCTGTTCGTAGGCCAAATAACTACATATGACCAGAACGTTAAGCAACCCAACTTTGCCCATGTCAACGTCACCTGTTCGGATGCGTTGCAACGTTTGAACAACATCAAATTGGATGCCCAGACTACGGTCGTGGAATCAACTGGTGCTCGAATCAACACCGTGCTAGATGCTGCAGGCGTTCTTACAGGCGCTGGGGAACGCAACATTGCAACAGGGGTGGCAAACATGAAAGCCAAAGAAATTGAGCAAAGCGTTTCTGTTTCTGAATATCTGCTCCGCATTCAAAACTGCGAATGGGGTCGGATGTTTATTTCACGCTCAGGCGCGTTCACCGCACAGCCTCGAGTCCAGCCCGAAGTTACTAACCCACTAGCAACCCTGTCTGATACCGGCACAGGGATTGACTACGAAACCTTTGACATTGTGAACAGTTGACCTATGCCTGACTACACCATTGGAGTTGCCGAACGCATTGCATCGTTGCCCGATAGTTTTGCGACCGCTAACAGCGTTAACCGAAACTATTTCCAAGAAACCAACAAGGCCGTCATTAACAAGGTCACGGTCGCGTTAGCCCCAGATACCCCGTCGGCGCTTGACCCTAACCCTGAACCCACATATGCAACGTCAACTGATGAAAACAGCGTTGGCACATACGGCCAGCAAGACGGGCCGCTGTTCATTACATTGCTGGCAACGATTGAAGAAGCTGGTGAATTGTCTGAATACTTGCTGAGGGCAAACCCAGCGTTTTGGTTTAGTAACCTGGCGGTTTCGTTGAACACGTTGTCTGAGGCAAACAAAAACATTGTTGCCAACCTTGAGATCGGGCAACAGATTGCAGTCACCAAAACGTTCCCTGCTGGGGTGGTTCCGCAAACGGTGACAGAGTATTTGTTTGTTGAGGGCATTAGTCATAACGTGACGGTGGATAACCATATTGTGACGATTTATACGGGCCCAGCGTCCACGTTCTTGCAATGGGTTCTGGGCAATTATGCCACCACAGTCACACGCACAAACCTTATAACTAACCCTAGTTTTGAGGTAGACACAACAAATTGGAATGGTGGTGCAGGAGTGACGCTTGCACGAAGCACAGCAGCAGCGTATTCTGGTAATGCTTCAGGTTTAGTTACGCTTACAAATACAGTCGCATTTTCTGGTATTAACAACTTGTCATATCGTGACCCTGCGACCGCTGGATTGAGTTATACGGCTAGCACATATGCCAAACTTGATACTGGTACTGCATTCACTTATAGCGTGGTTTTGTTTTTTTACAACGCTGGCGGGTCAATTTTGTCTACAGCAGCATCTACGGCAACCACTTTAGGTACATCGTGGGAACGCAAAACCGTTACGGCAACAGCACCAGCAAACACGGTAACTGTTGGTATGCAAATTCGTAGGAATACGGCTCTAACTGGCACAGCGAGTTTCTATATTGACGCAATGATGGTTGAGCAAACAGCAGCAGCGCTCCCGTATTTTGACGGAACATATGACGACCCATACACGGACTACACGCTCACATTCCAAGCATGGAACGGCGTAGCAAACAACTCATCCTCAACCACCGTCTGGGGTCTCAACTCATCAGGCACAGGCTCAGCATTAGGCGATTCCACATACGGCCTCGCATAACCCACTAACCTAGGAGACAATATGGCAAAACAGACGTTCAGCACCGGGCAGGTACTCACCGCAGCCCAAATGACCTCATTGCAGGCCAACGACTACAACTGGACAGTCAGCGCCCAAACCGCCTCATACGTGCTCGTGGCCGCCAACGCAGGCCAGCACGTCACCATGAACGCTGCAAGCGCCACCACCATCACCGTGAACACCGCGCTGTTCACAGCTGGCGACACGCTTCGAATCACCAACATCGGTGCCGGCACTTGCACGGTTACGGCTGGCACGGCAACGGTCACGAGTGCAGGGCCGTTGGCTTTGGTCCAATGGGCGTCAGGCATCCTGTACTTCACTACTGCATCGGCAGCAATCTTTATGCCAGACGCGGTCACATCATCTGCTACACAGTTAGCGATCTTTAACGAAACACAGGCGAACGGTACACAGGGCGGAGCGAGCGTGGCCACCACGTTCACAAAGCGCACACTAAACACCACAGTTACCAACAACATTGGCGCCAGCATTGCGTCAAGCGTTATCACGTTGACCGCTGGTACTTACCGAGTGTTTTGCATGTCCCCGTTCTACAACGTGACAGGTGTGGCAACACGCTTGCGTAACACCTCGGACAGCACCACCACGCTGTCAAGTGTCAACACGTATTTTGCTGGTAACTCAGGTGGATATTCCCAACTTGAAGGCGTGTTCACAATTACTGCAACCAAGAACTTTGAGGTGCAGTATTACTGCAACACCGCTGTGGCAACCAACGGATTAGGTGTTGCCCTGTCAGGTGGCATCAGCGAAATCTACACACAGATCACGATTGCGAAGGTCGCATAATGGCAACAAAAAAGCAGATCAACAGCCAGATCGGTAACGCGACACGCGAACTAGCACCCGGCACAACATGGCGTTACAACGAACCAGGCGATAGTTACGCTTGCCTCGAATGGATGGACGACCCAGAGCTGCAACCAACCGAAGCAGCAACCATGGCCAAAGCAACTGAACTAGCGAACGAACTGCCAGCATGAGAGGAATTGAGGTTTCAATAACAACCTCACCGACACTTGTGGTTCCAGCATGGATTGGCTGGCGTGAAATCATGTTGCACAACATTGGCAACGGCATCGTTTATCTTGGCGCCTCAAACGTCACCACAAGCACAGGCTTCTATGTTGACAAAGCAGCAGGCGTAATGCGCGTCCAACTGCCACCAAACGAAACGATCTACGGCATCACATCCACAGGCACAGAAACCATGTCGGTGCTTTTACCGAACGCGGTATGACATGGAAACTGAAGTTGTGGTTGCTTTGGTCGGTGGTGGTTTCGCTGTGGTGGTGGCGCTCATTAGCAAAATCGGCAGCGACAACAAAAAAGACCACGGCCGAGTTCATCAAGTCCTTGGGCGAATAGAAGAAAAGATAGACAACCATGTTGAAAATCACCGCTAAAGACAAAGCAATGCTTGCCAGTTATGTGCGCTCAGTCATTGGCGCACTCATCG